TTTCTTAATACAGGTTTAGGAACATTTATCTCATATAAAAAACCATTACCATAAGTATAGCTTTTAGCATATTTTGTATCTGTAGTTAAACTTCTAGACGTTACTAATGCAGCTGCTGGGTAAGCACCATACTCTGCAGTGTTGTAGAATGGAGATAAATAAGCTTCGTGTCCGAATGGTATAAGACCTGGAGAGTATATTCCATTTCTTACTCTTTCGTCAACCTCTACTCTAATATACTTAGATAAGTTTTCATAATCACCATTTACGATTAGTTTACTATCTGTGCCTATATCTTGGTAAGACTTAAATCTATCACCAATACGTCTTGCTATATAGTTTGGTGAATTAGGGTCTAAGTTACAGTTTGCAAATGATTCTAAAGCAACAACTTTAGTATCAGTGTCATCAAATTTTCTAACAGTAACTGTAAAGCTTCCATAATCTTGACCACTTACACTACCTGCTGCTTTTATAGCTACTATACTAACTTTGCAGTGCATGTTTGTACTATTACCATGAGATAATGTATGGAACTTGAATAATGGTTCATTTGTATTACCTCCTACAGTTTGTGAAACTACCCAAGGAGTAGATGCCGCACTGTATGATTTACCTGAAGTAGCACTATTAGTTCCTGTACTAGCTGCAGAAGCAGCTCCATTAAAGTCTACATCTTGGAATGAATGAGAAGCTCTTGTAAAGCCATATCCACCACCTTTATTATCTGGGTGAGATCCGTAAGACTGCGAGTTAAATAATGAGTAAACATAGAAAGACTTTATGTATGTCTCTATTCCTGTTTCAACACCTGGTATAAGTGAACCAGGTTCTACAGGTAATTGGTCTTCAAAATAATTTGCATTAGACTTATCAAATGACCAAGTTGCAGCTACTGCAGAATGCCATGTAAATGTAGCTACGCCGTTTCCTGTTAGTGCGTTACTTAAATCACCACTTCCTGTAGCATTAACACCTCCAGCAAATACTGAAGCTATAGATGAACCACTAGCTGCTGCTATTGAGTTACCAGTTGTTCCTGTAGAAGATGCTGTGAATTCTATTTGGAAACCGTTTCCAGATGCAGATACAGCTGTAACTGCTGCTGTTCCTGCTGAACCTATTAGTCCTAGCGTAGTCATTTGTGTATTTACAGCGGCTACTAAATTATTAGCGTACTCTCCATAATCTCCACCAGTACCTGTTACAGATTCAGATAAGAAGAATATTCTAGAGTTAGAACCTGCACCTGTGTTTATATCATTACCCGGTATTGGATTATCTACTGCTACAAAGGCAAATCTTTCATCGCCAGAACTTGTAATTTGTAATACAGTCTTTCCATCTTCATATTCAGATAATAAGCCTGATGCAGTAGTGAATAAAACTAATTTATTTGCAGCGTGGTCTCCTCCTTGTGTACCATAAACAACTGAAGTACATTGCTGGTCTTCGTCATCAGCCGTTGCGTGTAATAAACCTAACAAGTGTTTGTCGGTTCCTGCTGTTGCCGCAGAATTTGAAGAGAAAGTTGTTGAACCGGAAGCATATAAAAATACCTGATTTGAGATATTATATCCGTCTAATCCAAGAACCCTTACAATCGTAACACTTCCTGCGCTTCTAATATATTCTTTTACTGTGTATGGTACATACGTACCAGCAGTACTACTTCCAAACTGTAATTCAAAATCACCCATTGAACGAACGATTGTTGGTTCAAATGCAGGACCTCTTTCAGTCCTTCCGATAATTACAGCACCAATTTCGCCAATACCAGCTGGTAAAAATGAAAGGTCGTTCTCTTGTGTAAAAACGCCTGGGCTAACAATTCTTTCGGCCATTATTTTTTCTCCTCTTTTATATGTCTAATGTGAGATTTAAGTCCTTTGTTTCTCTATATATAAATATCTTGGAAAAACTCAAAGTTATTCTACAGGAGTAAAAATTCCTGTTTCTATATCTAAAGTACCCTTTCCATATTTTGTATTTAGGTCTTGCGCAAACTTAATCTCTGACTCTCTATTTTTATCAAATAGACTTTCTAATTCTGACTTCTCTGACGTTAAAGCTTGTAGTTCAAAATGTAACTGACCCATCCTTAACGTAATTCTATCATACGTTTGTTTAATTTCCGTTATCTTATCAAGCTCTTCTTTGCTAAACTTTTTAACTTCAGCAGTTGCTTTTGTTTCTTGAGCTTTTTTCTCTCTGTGTGCTTGTAATTTTTCTTGAATTTCTTGTTCTTGATTCATAATATAACTCCTCTTTTTAACATGGTTCTTCTGAGGCATTTCCAGTATTACCATTGTTTACTTGATTATTATTTGAAGGCAAATTATTTATATCAACAACAGTAGTTGTTTCTATATTTACCTCCGCAATGCCGTAACTTGTTTCATCAAAATTATCTAATTCTTTTTGTAAATTATTAGGTATAATATAACCAGAAAGATTTAATGTAAAAGTTGCCTTTGCCATTCTATCTTGTCCAACAGTTAATTCATTTGATATATCAAAAGAATCTAGCGTTGCTAAAAACTTAAAAAAGTCTGGTTTTCCCCAATAAGCGTTTGAAGCATAATTTATATCTTCAATTATTCTATTTTGGTGTTTAACAAAATCTGTCCATATCACGCATTCATATGTTAAATTAACGTAGTCAGGTATAATAACCCTATGGAATTCTCTAGAAGGCCTCCTACCGACTAGTATATCAAATTTATCGTATCTATTTCTAGGATTGTAATTTTTTTCAAATGTCACGAATAAATTAGGACTATTAGCATCCAAATTTCTACTATATTGTAGGTTTCTTTCTACACCTGTTCTTCTATACATTATTAAAGGTAGTTGTATTTTTCCAGTTTCATCTCTAAATACACCGCTCTTTTGTACAGATTTCCATCTTTCTGGAGAACCATATATAACAGGCACTTTTATTTCTGTATCACCTTCAACTACTGTTGGCATAATAACATTTTCAAAGTAATAATGTATTGCCTCATCCATATCATAGAGACTAACATTAACATCTTTGAAACTATCGCTGTCTCTAGCTACTTCAGCCCTATTACTAGGAATAACTTTACCGTTTGAGTCTATATATTCTTTGTTTTTATATGCCATAATTATTCGTTATACAATCCGTACTTATATCCTGCTCTTATATTATCTAGTTGTACTCTACTTTTTCTTGTTTGGTGTCCTGAACATATTATTGAGAAACTAGAACCAAATTCTGCTCTATCTCCACTTAATAAACCTTTATCTGTTTCTGGATCTTTACCAACTATAAATTGATTTTCTACCACAGCGTCTAGTTCCCAATAAATATTATTCCACCAGATGGTATCTCCAACCTCTAGAACAACATTTGCAGCTGGAGTACCGATACTTCCTGGTGGCAATAAGTCATCTCTTAAAAATGAAAACTTCGCCGTTTGATTAACATCCATTCCAAATTCATTTGCTTCCCATTCTTGGTCTTCTACATCTACTAAACAGGCAACTCTAACTCCTGGCTTGTAAACCTTATTTATGGCCTCCCCGTAGAGATTTGTATCCGAATCATATATTGCGGCTTTGAATATATCAACCTCAATATCTACTATTTCGTTTACTAATTCTCTACTTAGGGTCCTGAATAAGCTTACATCTCTTGCACTTCCAAATAATGCCATAATATTACCCTATGTATATTCCGTATGGAATTTTATTCATTGTTTCACCCATAAATTCAGCCTCTTCTTTTTGTCTTTCTAAAAGATTTCTTCTAGAAGATGCCTCTAGGTCTTCTCGTAATTGTGTAATTAAATTTTCTTTTTCTACTGCAGCCTCTGAACGTAGGGTATCTCCATCTACAGTTACCTCAGAACCAGGAATAGGTATAGAACTATATTTACTCCTAACACTACCAAGTAATTCTTTTACCAATGCCAAAGTATATTTTCTTATCCATTGTTTCCCTGGATGGTTAATATTAGAATACACCATATCATTGTATGTTGCATTTGAAAAATCAGTTATAGAATTAGCTACTGTACCATTTTTTAAGACATCGTTTCTATCTTTGGTTATTATGTACTCTATCCAAACCTTGTAGTCTGCTGTAGGGTCTGGAAAAATTCTTAATTTATTGTTCCTTAGTTCAAAGCTATATGCAGATTTTCTTATTCTATCATTAAATTCTATGGCTTGAACCCTTAAAAGGTCATCGTACATTGGTAGCATTAAGAAGTTAACTGCTGGACTATAATTGCCATATCCAAAGCCTTCAAGTAAATGGTCAGAAGCATATCCTGTTCCAACATAAGGGTCAAAATATCTTGTCATTGCAGGGGTACCCTGATAAAATACTCTTTTTATTTCTATGTTATCGGTGGCTGAACCAGATTCCATGTTAAGGGCTGATGGTAAATCATATACCTGTTGAGATGCAGAAAGCTGTAGTGAAGCACTTAAATATGTCGTATCTCCTCCAGCACCTGCCTCTGTTCCATACTTTTGTGCCAGTGTTATTACTCTTCCAAAGTTTGGAGTTATTTCTTTATGGGTAAGATTACTTCCTGTAGGATTACCCTTTAATGTTAGAAGGTTTTCCTTTATATTATAGTAATTTACCTGACTACCGTATTCAGTTACCGCTTCTTCGAAGCAAGCATAAAAATTTATATCTTGTAGTTCAATATCAACTATTGGATAACCTAACCTTTTTGCACACCATTCTGTAGTTTTTTCTATATCTCCCTGAAACTGATTATCATTATCATATAATCCAAAAGGAGTATCTCCTGGGAAAAATGATGCTGAACCGGGCCATATTGGAATGTGTTTTGCCATATATTGTTATCTCTATTATCTATATATAAATATAGAAAAGTTCGTCAATAGGATAGTGGTTTTTGATATTTTTTAATACTATTATCCTGCAGATATTTTAACATAAGAAGCACTGTTCCATAATCTTCCTGCAACTGATGGATCTGATGTTGGTAAGTTTGTAAAATCTACTTGTGAACCATCTACTTTAAGATTACCTGATGCTGTTATATGACCGTTTAGTCCTGAAACACTTAATCCATTTTGCATTTCAACCTTTAGACTATCAAATATAATATTACCAGTACCACTATCTACTCTTATATGATTTCCATCATGAGAACCCCAATTGATGGCTTGACCGAAAGGAAGTATTATTGATTCTGCATAAACGTCACCACTTGAACTTATGTTACCTGAGGCTGTTATAGTTGTGTTAAATTGTATTGAATCATCTTGAAATTCTGCAACTGTAACTTCTCCTCCACTACCGTCCGTATCGGTATTTGCTCTAATTTCAACTTTACCGTTAGACGTTCTATTTGATAAAACTACAACGTCATTGTCAAACTGCATTGCGAATCTAGCCTCTCCTCCAGAATCTGTGTATTTGACTGAATTTGTAAGAAGTATATTTGTTGCGTGTATTGAAGAATTGTTAATATTGCTATCAACAATAAGTCCTCCTGTTACTCGTATATCTCCATCAACATCTAACTTATACGATGGTGTGTTTGTTCCAATTCCAACTTTATCTGTAGATGCATCAGTACAGAATAACTCATCATCTGAACTTCCTTCTATACGAAAATCGATATTATTACTACCCCTATTAAACACAATCTCATGAGGAGCAGCACTTGAATCATTTAAGTCTAGATATTGGACTCCACCAGCCTTAAATGTAATTCTATTATCTTGAAACCTAATGTTAGTGATTGTATTACCATTATGATAAATGTATTCATCAGTATATAATTGTTGAGCTATAACAGCTGCGCTTGAACTTACATTTCCAGCAGCTGTAATTTTTCCAGATGCTAATATATCTTTAACCGTTAAATC